AAATCGTTGGTGCTGGTGGAGGTGGAGCAGCAGGAGGTGGTATGTTTAACTTTGCTGGTGCTGGTGGAGGTGCTGGTGGTAACATCATTGCATATTATAATGTTAACGGTGGAGAAACTTTAACTGCTATTCGTGGCTCAGGAGGCGGTGGAGGTATGAATAGTGGACAGCAAGGTGGATTTGGTGCTCAATCCGGGTCAGCAGGTTCAAGTAGCTATGTTCGAGTTGGAAGTACAACTATAGCCACTGGTAATGGTGGTTCTGGTGGAACAATCGCGCAAAGTACTGGTGTTGGAGGTGCTGGCGGAAGTACAAGTAACAATGCCAGTGCTTATAACGTAACTGGAAATACAGGTAATAGTGGTACTAATGGTGCCGCTAGTATGAGTACAATGGTAGGTGGTCCTGGTGGCTCATCACCAGTTGGCTCAGGAGGTTCAGGTGGTACAAATGCCAATGGAGGAGCTGGTGGAAATGGTGCTGGTGGAGGTGGAGCAGGCTCCAATATGGGTTATCAATATGGTGGTGCTGGTGGTTCAGGATATGCCAAAGTTACTTTTTATACTTCACCTTATCCCGACCCAAATCTTAGTTTTTAGGTAAATATATGAACAATTTAATAAACAACATTCAATCTGAATCTTCTATAAATAGGACCATGGAACCTCCTCAACAAAATTGGGAAATAAAAGTTTTAAAGGAAGGCAAAACACCCTTTGTAGTTTTTGATAATTGGTATACATCTAATGAAGAAAAAAATATTTGGAAAGAATTAGATTGGTATTCATCCCAGGAAAATGTAGAAAGAGCAGAGAATACTTATGTTGCATCATATGATAATGGTAAACCTAAGGCTAAAGCATCTCGTTTTCATATAGAAGAATTTTATACACAAAAAGGTAGGCAAAGAAGTCATGTTTATAACTATATGTATAAACAAAGAACGCAGGATTTTCACAATATTATAGGAGAAATAAAACCATATTGTCGTAGCTTTTTTTCCACAAATGCTGATAGTACATTGATTTCATATTACGAAGATAATGAATTCTATGATGCACATTACGATAATTATGCATGGACTATGCTTATATGGTTTGTAAGAGAGCCAAGATTATTTGATGGTGGTAATTTTGAATTTACTGACTCTGGGAATAAAGTAGAATTAAAACACAATAGGGCATTGTTTTTTCCTTCTATGTTTGAACATAGGGTAACTCCAGTTAAGATGCATACAGAACCAAAAGAAGTGGGTTATGGTAGATATACAATAACACATTTTTATATTTCTATGCCACAAGGTAATATTGGATGTTAAAAATAAAAAGAGGTAAAATATGGCAAGTAATTTAACGGTTGACACGATTCGAAATAGTTCAGGTACTGCAATATTAATGGAAAATGGAGTTCGTAAATATGCTCCTGGTCAAGTTGTTCAGCAATTTTATTATCGATATGATGGTGTAGAAAGTTTTACAACAAGCACTGGTTGGTCAGCTAGAGCATCTGATGCTGATTTTGGTCGGGCGGTTCATGTCACTCCCTTCAATACCTCAATAACTCCCACGTTTGCAAATAGTTTAATTGTATGGGAATTACAAATATATGGCGAACCAACTAATCATAATTCGGGTTGGATAATAGGCGAGCGAAATACTGTACTTGATCAAAATCAAGTTATCAATAGGTCAGGATACGAAGGATATAATAACACCAGAACCATTGACCAACAAAATACTTTTGTATCAGATCACTATGATGGAGACAACAATTCCACCAATAGATTAACAAGAATTATGTATTTTGATGCCCCTGGATCCACAGAACTTAAAACATATATTATGTTCTTTACTAGTACTGCAAATAACACCAATTACACATATAGAATTAACAGAACGTCGGGTGGGTTGGGAGTAGATGGTTATGAGATTGGTGTAAGTACTTGGTGTATTAAGGAGATTGCACAATGACTAGTATTTTAAAAGTAGATAAAATTATTCCATCCTCAGGAACCCGAGTACAATTTGGAACACAGGTACAGTTTTCTAATGGAGATGTTGGTGGTACTCAGTATGTTTTAGGTAAAGTTATTGCTGAATCAGATACTGCAAACTGGACACATAATTCAAATACTACATGGAAAGAATGGCCTACTGCTGGTTTTACCAATCACACCGGTTTTACTGGTGGCAGTACCTTACATATAGAATATTGGATTCCTATCCGAAATGGTAATACTTCATGGGGTGGTGCTTATATTGATACAAATATCACATTTGATAATGGTGTATCATGGAGAAGCTTAGGTAATCCTGGTATGGATGGTGGTGTCATGGCGGACGACGCAAGCATGATACATGGGCAAAATATTACAATGTTGGTCACTAATACACCATCAACAGATTATTCTGTAAAACTTAGAATGATGGTTAAAGCATATACCGGCAGTACTGCTTTTTATATAAATCAATCACATGATATTAATAGAACCGCCACGGCAGGATTTTGTCCTGCAGGTACAGATGGTGTTGCTGATACAAGAGCATCAGGATTAGATAGTACTCAAGTTTACGGATCGTACAGAATTTATGAGTATATTCCAAGTTAATTATTGCGTAAAAAGATTATAAATAAAACAAAAAGGTTTTCAAATGGCTAGAGTATTTTCGCAAGAGGATGGTAATTTAGATACACGAAGTATTATTACTTCTCGTAATGCATCTTATAGCGACATAGATCTCACATTTCAAAATAAACCTGGAGCAAGTTCAACTACTATTCTTGGTCAATTTGTGTCTATAAGAAGAACAGACATTTTTAAAAAAACTGATGCAGCTGCCGTAAGACAATCAGTTAAAAATTTATTAATGACTAATTCCACAGAAAAACCATTTGACCCATATTTTGGTGGGGATTTAAATTCGTTTTTATTTTCACTTTCTGAAGAATTTGATGAAATAGAAATACAAGAAACAATAGCACATGCAATAACAAATTTTGAACCAAGAGCAATTGTGCGAGGTGTTGATGTAAAACTGTCTCCTGATTACAATTCAGTTTACGTTACGGTTAAGTTTCAAGTCGTAAATACAGGACAACAAGAAGAAATCACGGTATCACTTACAAGGTTAAGATAATGACTATTATTCAATCAACAGAATTAGATTTTACAAATATAAAGGAAAGTTTAAAAACATACCTTCAAAGACAAACAGAATTTCAAGATTATAATTTTGAAGCAAGTGGTCTTTCCAATATCCTGGATGTACTGGCATACAATACTCATATAAATGGTTTAATTGCAAATTTTGGATTAAATGAGTCATTTTTAGGTTCGGCACAATTAAGATCATCGGTTGTATCACATGCCGAAACATTAGGTTACTATCCAAGATCAAAAACGGCCTCTAATGCAACTGTTAAATTGCAAATTAATGGTACTGGCGATACCACAACCTCATCATTAGATTTAGAAAAAGGTACTACATTTACAACATCGGTTAATGAAGTAAGCTACACATTTCAGACAACAGAAAAGGTTATTGCCTTAAATGACGGTTCAGGTAATTTTACATTTACAACCTCTGAAGGTAGTGATAATATTACCATCAAGGAAGGGACTGAAAAAACAAAAACATTTTTGGTAGGAGATGCTGGTGATGATCAGGTTTATGTAATACCAGATGAAACAATGGATACATCAACAATTACAATAGAGGTTTTTGATTCGCCTACCTCTACTTCAGGAACTTCATATACTGATATAAACAATCAGGTTAGAATCAATGACGATTCAACAATTTTCATAGTTAGGGAGGTTCCAAATGGCTATTACGAAATTACATTTAGTGATGGTAATGTTTTAGGAAAATCACCTGTTGCTGGTAACAGAATTGTAATTACATATTTAAGTGTTGTGGGTGCAGAAGCAAATACTGCTAGTCTTTTTACGGCAGTAAACCCTGTTAGTGTTGGTGGTTCAAGCAGAACTTTAACTACAACAACCTTAGCAACTTCTGCTTCTGGTGCCGAAAAGGAATCTATTTCATCAATAAAAACAAACGCTCCTGTTGCATTTGCTACACAACAGAGATTGGTTACTGCCGAGGATTATAAGGCCTTAATTAATCAAAGATATTCCTCAATTATTGAGGACGTTATTGCCTGGGGCGGGAATGATAATGTGCCACCTATTTACGGTAGAGTTTATTTGGGATTAAAATATAAAGATGGCACTACTGAAGATGTAAAAAGTGCAACGCAAGCTTCAATTTCCTCAGAATTATCAGACAATCTTGGTATTATGTCAATTGATACAATTTTTACCGAACCAGAGGAAACATTTTTAGAGGTTATATTATCATTTAATTTTGATCCAGATTTAACCGGTACAACATTGCAAACAACTCAAACAACGATCGAAAATACAATAAAACAATATTTTACTGATAATTTAAATGCATTTGGTAAAATATTTAGATCCTCAGCATTATTAACAATAATTGATGCACTATCACCGGCAATTTTAAATTCATCATTGGAAACAAAAATACAACAAAGACTGGAAGTGAATAGTATAACACCAGCTAATGGGTTACAATTAAATGTTCAAAGGGATTATTCAATAAATTTTCCTGTTGCATTAGCAACACCCGACGACATTAATCATACTGTTTCATCTACACCTTTTACTGTTGGTGGTACATCTGTATTTCTCAGAAATTTATTGGAATCAACAAAATTACAATTAATAAGCAGTAACGATGGTAGTGTGTTTATAGATAATGTTGGTTCATATAATACCTCAACTGGTGTTATAACAATCAGTGGACAAAATATTACGGCAATAAACGGTGATGCAATAAAAATAACTGCTACTCCGAAAGATCCAAATACCATTAAACCACTCAGAAATTATATTTTAAAAAATGATACTGTTAGATCAAGAGCTTCCGGAACATTTGATTTTCAGAATACAGCGGTAACAATTAGCTAATGACATTCACTACTGATAAAAATAGAAAAGCTGAAAAATTAGTACAGTCACGTATAAAGGAATCACTGCCTGCATATTTTACAGAAGATAATCCTAATTTAATAACATTTTTGGAAAAATATTATGAGTTTTTGGATAGTGATGGGCAATATTCGTTTAATTCATCAGTACGTGAAATTATTTCTGCAAGAGACACACAAGAAAATAGCACTGAGTTATTAAATGAGGTTATAAAGGAAATAGGCGACGGTTTACAGTCTGCTTCATTTTTCCACCAACCTAGATTAATGGCCAAACTTCTTGGTGCATTTTATAGATCCAAAGGAACCTTGGTTTCTGCCGAAGGATTTTTTAGAGGATTTTTTAATGAGTCCTTGGAAGTTGAAT